TCTTGTTCCGGAGAAGTTTTCTTTAAAACACATCTTGCAACCATGTTAGAAAAAGGTTTAATCATTACAAAAGAATTTCTTGTTTCCGTCCAAAAAAAAGAAGCGTCTACCTGTTTCATAACATTAAAAGTTTTATAATCAACATCAAGCACCAGCATTTTTCTCACCTTTTATATGAAATACAGTTGAACATCTACAATTATGTACTATTAAATCTTCTGCTAAATAACTCTCATCTTCATCAACACTAAAATTATATACTTTAACATTATCTTTTACTTTATTAATTTTTTTAATCTTCAAGTACCTAGGTTCACTTTTACCATGACACTTAGAACACAAAGTAACAAGATTATCTAAACTATTATCTTGAGTCAATCTATAAGGCACAATATGATGAACTTGTAACCATTCTTTATTAGTCTCTTTTTTTCCACATTTAACACAAGTAAAATTATCTCTTTCTTTAACCATTTTTTTAATTTTTTTCCAATTAAAACCACGATAAGCATTACCCCATTTTTTATACTTACCATCAATATAATTCCATGGTTTTTTTCCAAACATGCCATTTTTACTGCCTAATTTAGACAAACTAGATTTTAACCTATATTCATCAGTTTGCATAACTTCTTTTAATTTATCTCTAGATGTCTTATCATTTAACCAATTATGTTCTTTCATTTTAACTTGATTGATTTTTCTAGCTTTAATACCAATCTTAAAATTATCTCTTAAACCAGTCTCATATTCATATTTAAGTTGACAAGAATTATTACAATAAACATTACTTTTATTTATTCTACAAGGTCTTCTATTAATCTCTTTTCCACAATATTTACAATTACAAATCATAACATCACCAACCTATCATCAAAATCCAAATCCTTAACAAGCTTCCAACCATTCTGAGTCATAACAGGATGCTCTCCAGTAACCTTTAATTTTCTATTATTTTTACCATTACCAACTTCAATCTCAAAATATTCATTAGCTTCTCTACTCATAGTTTTAGTAACACCCATAAATCTATTCTTATGAGTTAAAACCAAGTCACCAACTTCAACATCTTGAATATTCTTATTTCCATTATCAGTTCTAATCTTAGTATCTTTTAAAAAACAATTTGGGTGAAAAGGTGGTAATAATACTTCTTTTCCTTTATAATTAAATTTACTTTTCAATGGTACTGTTTGACCATCTAAAGCTTTACAAATAGGACAAGTTCTATCAACAGTAGCAACCCATTCTTTAGTTCCATCAAAACCGCTTTGTAAATAACCTTCATAAGTTCCCATGTTTTCAGCACGACTAACTTCCGTTCTAGCAATAGTGTCAGCTCTAACTTTTCCCATATCCATTACTTTATCAACTCTTTTAGAAAGCGCCTTAACACCTTCTCCTTCAATTAAACCTCTTTGAAGTTCTCCTCGCAAACGATTCTTTAATTCTTCATTTAAACCGTCTACATTTTCAAAGGTATAATCTTGTAAGAAATTAATAGAGTTTTCGTTCGGCACAAAGTTTTTTTCAAGTTTTTTGCCTACAACTTCTTGTCCTTTATAAAAAGCCGATTTAATTGTATCTTTTACTGCTGGGCCCATAATATTCAAAGTCATTAATCCAAGCAATCTTTTAATAAAAACCATGTCGATCGACTTAATGTTTTCTAACACTCGCACACCAGCCTCTTTTTTAATTAGTGCTTTAATGCCGGCTTTAGTTTTATTAAGGTTTTCATTTAAAAGTTTTTTTAATTGTGTTTCAGTATAATTACCTGGCGCTGATAGACTTGGATCCACGCAACTCTTTAGCTCGTTCGTAGACTTTTTTTTTATTTTTTTCTTATCTCGCGTTTCTTTATCTACTTTCTCGTTTTGTTGGTTATCTTCCATTGGAGTTGTATCTTGCATTACACTAGAAGTATCTCCACCTATAGCTAACTGTGAACCTTGTCCTCTTAATTCGTCTCCACCTTCTTTTGGATCCAATGACAATTCTTCTCTTATTTCATTCACTGTTTTCAATCCAGTTTTAATGTCTTCCCAATGTACCTTTCTTCTACCTAACTCTTCTTCAATGTCATATCTATCGAACACGAATTTAACCTTGTCTTCATATCCTTTCATCCATGGTAAATCGTTTATAATTTCTGTGTTAAAATGATATTCTAAATGTTCAACTAATGGCCTAATCAATTTTCTTTTATAAACAGATGACTGAACTACTTCCGTAGACCTATTACTATCTTCTGTGAAACCTAATTCACTTGCAGTTACATTAAAACAAGCCCATACTATTTTAGTAAACCATTGTTGTTGTTGTAATAACTCTAATTCAACGTTTGAAAAAGCGATCCTTTCAAATTTACCTTCGGTTGAAATAATAGGCATCTTATGCCAATATCTACGCCAGTTACCAGCTGGATCTTTCTTCATCATGTTTTGTTGAAAAGCTTCTTTGAAAGCATTAACATCTGTTTGATTAGCATTAATCATTTCAAATACTCCTTTAGGAATATTACTATCCCGGAAATAATCAAGGTTACTATCTACTCCATAAATAAGTAACTGAATAACATCCATTAAAGACTCAACAGCACTTCTTCCGTAAATACTGTCGGCTCTTGGATTCATCATGAAATAAGCTATTTCGTTTCTGTTAAAAGGAATAGGTCTTGCACCTGTCAACCAACCATATTGAAAGTAAGCATTATCTGTCGGCATTATTCCATAAATGTCTGGGTTTTTAGTAAAAGTTGCACCATCACGCACATACATTTCCAGGAATTCATCTTTAAGATTTCTAACTTTAACAATTACTCCACAATCTACTTCAAGAATATCTCTTGTTAACTTTCTAATAATTTGTTCCATAGACTCTTCATTTCTATTCGGGTTATCAAACCAATCCTGTGTTTTCTTAATTACAGCATCCGGAACATCTACATCGTCACCTTGCGCAACTTCAATATTCCAGTCAAGACTTGCAATTTCATTACAAACCGTGTTAGTTATCATTGAAACATACGGGCTTGCAGCCATTCTACGAATTTCCGGAATGTCTTTAAATAAAGGATAGCCAAAAGGAGGTTTATACAAAAATGCGGGTATTACCGCTTTATAAATAGCATCTGTAAAACTTGGTGCTGCACCAGCGCCGGCACCCCAAGGACTTGCTGACGGGGTAGCTATATACGTTTGCTGTGCCGATTCTAATGTTGCGGGTGTAACTCCACCCAAAGGAATTTCACTTGGTTTAGAAGCTTTAGGCGTCTTAGCCTTTTCTACAACTCCAATATCGAAAACACTCTCGATTAACTCACTTAATTCATATTCTTGTTTTTTACTGGCCATAAACTTAAATTGGCTGGAACTCCTAAAAAGTTCCAACCCGCTCACCTACCTAGAATTGGGGGCCTGGATAGATGTAATGATATTTTGTTGATTGTCAAAGACTTGGTATTCTCAAAGCCTACTTATTAAAGCACGTATCTTATATTTAATCTTTTCGTTTTAACTATATAAAACTAAACACGAACTTAGGACTAAGTTCAAACCACCAACGCATCATGAAAGCATCTCCAAAGTCTGGAGACCTACCAATATTTTCTTTAATCTTGTCCTTTCCAATAATACGAATTTTTTCATCTTTATCTGGATCTTTTCTTTTTACTTGTTCTAAATCTTCAATCAATCTGTTTCTTACAAGTTCTGGACAACTAGAATAACACCCAACACTTCCAGTATTAACCGCGTCTGCACATGCATAGTAACATTGAGTTTTAAGATTAGCAAAGTTAATTATAACATTCTTTTTATTTTTATCTTCTATTTGCCTAGAATTATTAACAAAACCTTTACACCCGGCAAAAAAATCTACAACTCCTCCACCAACACCATCTTCATCCACTAGCACGTTACTTCTTTTAATTTCTTCAACAACAACAAGTTTTTCTAAATAGTTAACTAACTCTTTCAAATCATTTTTTTCAAAATACTTTACTTTGTATACATAAAAATCTTTCCATAATAAAATAGTTGTAAGGTCTGCTCCAAACCGCGCAACATCAACAGTGCAATACTTTGTAGGCACATAATCTTTTTCTAAAACAGGTTTAAACGTGAACAAATCGTTTAAAGAATCAAAATCGAATAGTCGCGCAGGATCATCATCATAATCAAAATTTCCATGTAATAATCTTTCTCGAGTAATCTTATCTGCCTTTCTTAACTGATCAATGTAAACATCGTCTAAATAAAGATTGTCAGTAACAAGCGCAGGAATGAATACTTTATATTCTTCTTGTTCACCATTCTTGAATGGTTTATAATACCTATAATACACATGATTTTTACTAGGATTAAAAGTTTCAAGCAACTTAGGTTTAATCCCACATTCCTTATTTTTTTGCCTACCAATACGCGTCTTAATAATTGATAACGCTTTTTCCTCACATTCATTTGACTCATCAACAAACGCACCAGTCAATTCAAGCCCACCAAAACGCAAATACTCTGGATCACTAGGTTTATAAGCCATGTCCATTAATATTATTTCAGATCCATTATTAAATTTAATAGTATTTGTCATAGAATTAAGCCGAAACAAGTCTGTTGGAATAAAACCAAGTTCTCCAACCATTTTAAAGAACGTGGCCAGAGTTGTCTTTCTTAAATTAATTAACTCTTTTCTTCCAATCAAGTATCTTACCCCGGGAACTCCAAGACACTGACTGAATACCCAATAACAACCTAAATAACTATTATGAGTAATAATAAAATCATTAGTAATATACAATCCTTTTTCATCTTCAATAGTAATACATTTACATTCTTCAAAACCAACTTTATTAATACTTATAATTCTATTAGCTAACTCATTACCACCATTATAATTCTTAACTCTATTCAACTTTCTTGTTAATTTAAAAAACCTAGAATTATCATTAGAATTAATATACAACTCCCAATAAATACCACTTTTTTTTATTCCTTTATACCAACAATACTTACTAACTTTTCTCAAAGTAGCTTTACCACCAACACTCCTAATCAAATATTGCAAATCTAAAACAAGTTGTTTAGACTTACTAGTAAAAGAAACATGTCCTCTAGAATCAATATAACCATCAGTATCCATTAAACCTTGAATACAACCCAATCTATAATTTAAACTAGATTCAAGTATTTCTTTAGGAACAAACTTATTTTCACATTTAACTCCATGAATACCAAGTTTAACTAAAAAATCTTTAAACTCATTAAATGGAAAACCTTGTTTATTTCTTAAACCACATTTAATATTATACCTATACTTAGCTTTACCTTTTTCAACAAAATTATTAAACCTAATATTCTTGCTAAAATAATCCACTATTTCTTGGTCAGCAGTAGTAATATTCAAGCTTGAAGTAGTTAAACTACCATCACCAAGCAAAGCTCCAATAATATAAGTATCATAACTTAAATCTTTTCCAAATTCAATATTATGATTCATTGGAATTAAAACATTTTTCTTTTTAATTAAATCAATTAACTCAAAAGTAGTCCTATTCTTATTACCTTTCTTTTTTCCAGCAATCCAACAATTCCATAAATGTTCACCAGTACATTTAACTTTAGACCCATCAATAAAAGTTATTTCAAACACTTTTTTTAATCCTTGAGGATGCACAGCAATAATCCTAGATTCATTATTACTAGGAGTTAAAACAAAATCATTAACTTTTAATTCACCCATTGTTTTAAAACCATTTAAAGTTAAAACTTTAGAACTTAAAGGCTGAGCCTTTCCTCCACCGGCCCCGCCGCCGTATCCAATTTCTGTTGTAAAATCGTCTTTTAAGTATACATAAGCTACTGCTTGTTTGTTTGTTAGTTTAAATTCACGATCCATTTAAAACTCACTTAAACAACTTTGTTTTTCTAAAAAAGCTTTCTTAACGCTTTCACAACCATTCCAACATTCATATTTAGGTAATTTTTTAGGTAAATAACCACTTGAAAATAATTTTTCATATTCATCCATATATTTACTAAAGAATTTTCCTCTACCTATTTCAATATTTCTAACTTCATATTCTTTAGTTTTAATCCATAAATCCTTATAATTTTTCCATAAAACATAAAGACTTTTTTCATTTTGTTTAGGACAAAAATAACAGCCTAGTCTATCAAAATTTACATATAAAGGATTAAACAAGTTTTTTTTATTTAAATAAGTAATACAGTCTTGTTCAGTCCATTTCCAGTCCACTAAAGGATATATAAAATTACCATCTTTTTTAGAACATCTTTGTTGCTCATCATAAGCAATCCCAATAAAAAATTTATCTTCTTTATTAACAGCTCTTTGTAAAGGTAATACTTTAGCTTCTCTTGACCAATAACAAGGAAATAATTTAAGAGGAAATCCTCTTATTTGTCCTTTAGATTTTCCTCTAGTAGATTTACCATTCATCCAAGTTTCAAAAGATTTTTTAGGATATACAAATTCTATTTTTCTATCAATATGTTTTTCTATTTTTTTTATATAATTGTATAATTCTGGAAACTCAAAACCAGTGTCGGCAAAAATGATTCTGTCAATTTTATGACCTAACTCAATTTTTCTTAACAACATGGCTGTTGAATCTTTTCCACCACTAAAACTAACAATATTCACTTAATCTCCTTCTTCTTAGGCATAACAAAATCCTTAGGAAACACAGTAACCAACTTAACATCCCCAGCAACCTTAATATTCTCAGTAGACTCACCTCTAACAAGCCTCTCCATCTTAACAGTCTCCAACATATCTCTAGCACTAGCCTTCGCAGAACCATTCTCTACCGACTTAGCCCAAACTCTCTTAACACTCCTCATCAAATCAGCATTAAGTTTTTCACTGTCACTCTTGCTATTCTCCTTAATCAAAGGTGCTAATTCATCTTTGCTTTTTTGCCACTCATACTTTTTAATCCAAGTAGCAATAGTTCTAGCTCCAGCTCCTACTGCTAAAGCTATTCTATCTTGAGGAACACCTTCACAATATAAATGGAAAGCTTTTATTCTATCATTTGGGCTTCTAGTCATTAGTTCACCTTTTGTGCTTTAAGTCCAGTAACATTTTCCCATCTTTCTATTATCACACTACAATAAACTGCGTCTATCTCCATCATAAGACACTTTCTATTAAGTTGTTCACAAGCAATTAATGTAGTTCCTGAACCTCCAAAAATATCAGTTACTATATCTTCTTGTTGTGTTGTTAGAATAATTCCTTTCTTTGGAAGTTCTACAGGGAAACATGCTTTTAAGTTTTCTATTTGAGTATTGTTTGTTCCTATTCTCCAAAGATTTGTTATTCCTCTCATAGTTTTTTTATTAAACCATGTTTTAGTTTCTTTTTCTCCCAAGAACATTAGATCTAAATCATTTTGTATTGTATCGGGATCGGCAGTTACTAAAATGTCTTCGTATTGTCTAGTGAGATTTTTGTTTGATGTTATTGGCATTCCATGTTTTTTGTCCCAAACTATCATTTCTAAAAAATTAAACTTTGTATCTTTTACTATTTTTAAGAATATTTCCATAAATTCAAATTTAGCATTTTTATTATAACTCAAATTCCACATTAAGAATCCTTCTAAAAAAGGTTCTATCTCTTTTATAGCGTTCAAATTAAAATTAACAAACTTTTCTGAATTTAAATTATCTCCATAATTTTCATACATCTTAGCATTCATATTGTAAGGCGGACTACTAAAACATAGTTTAGCTTTTTCTTCTCCAAATAACTTTTTAACGTCTTTGTTACTTGTACAATCTCCACACATTAATTTATGTTGGCCCATTTGCCAAATTTCTCCAGGTTTTACTTGATACTTAGTATTTTTTAATGCTTTATCTAAATCAAGGTTATCTTCTTTTAATCCTTCTTTTTCAACAGAAGCCAAAAATTGTACTAATAATTTATCAGTTCCTCCTAAAAGCTCTTGAAACTCACCAAAAGCATTTTCTTTTAACAAAAACTTAAACTCTTCTTGATCCATTTCACTATCATGTTCTCCGTGTAATTTGTTCATTACTTGTCTTAAAATTCTTCTATCAACTTCACTTACTTGTAAAGCAATAACAGGTATTTCACTAAAACCTAGATGTCTAGCAGCTCTTAACCTGTGTTCTCCATCTGCTACTAAATAATCTTTGTTCGTTATTATTGGAGTTAAAAAACCATATCTTTCAATGTTTTTTACAAGAGCATCAAATTGTTTATCGCTCATTGCATTTGGGTTTTTATCATCAAGTTTTGGTATGTCAATATGTACTAATTCTACTCTTGGAATTTTTGTTATTGGTCCAACTGTTTCTTTTACAAATTTATCTAATTCTTCTCTACTCATACAAAATCACTTACTCCTATCTTTTTTTAACTACTACCTTATTCTAACTACAAACGCACACGCCAGGACTCGAACCCAGATACATTCCACAAGAAAGAGGTGATAACCCCAAAACTTGTCATGCGTGTGCAGGACCCAGCTTTGCTGAGCTTTCGCATGGCCTGGTGACCATACTAATATAACTAATTTATTCCTCTCACTTTCGTAAGCCTCACTTTTTAATTCCTCTATTAAGAACTGGTTTACAACCTCCTCTACCTTGGTTAGCTCTTGTTCCTCT